ATGCAAGCTTTATCCCAACCTTCGGAGCCGGTCGTTCACGCCACACCTTTGTCGGTGAAAGAGAAGTTGCAGAGACTTGATATACCGCTCGAGCTGTTGATAGCAGGAGCTCAGGCTGGTTTTATTGAGCGGCAGAATGCTAGTCGTGGTGACCCGGTCACAAAGGCCGGTACAGACGCCTGGTCATATCCTGTCCGAGTAGTGCGAGAAGGGCTTGAGGCTCGCGGTTGGCGACTCGATGATCCGAAAAATCTTCCATTGGTTATCTCAGATGAGCGCAAGATCAATGTCACTGTAAGTAGTGGTGACGAGATGACGGGCGTCGAGAAACCTAGACGGCCTCCGCGCAGCAAAAATCCGAAGGGCGTCCTTTTGGAATGCGCCGTCGAGCGGAATATTGGCCAATTCGACATGTTCCCCGATGAACTTCCAGAGAATGTGATGAAGTTCGATAAGACGTTGGAATACCCTACGTGGGTTTTCTTGCTGTACATCACTGACGACGAAATTCGAGCGGAGCTTTCACTTCCCAATTCCATTGATGGGAGTGATCATTTGGACGGCTGGGCAGAGAGGATCGTTCTGCATGTGCCTCTGCCTGATGAAGAGCAGATTGATGACACGGACAATGGTGAGGGAGCGGAAATCGTTCCTACAGTGACTGCAAAGATATAGAGCAATGTTTAATGGAGATCGTTTACGAGTGGCCCGTCAGCGGCGGGCGCTAACCAAAAAGAGTCTGGCTTCAGCACTGAGCGTTGCTCCTCGTGCAGTCACCGGATGGGAAGCGGATGAATATCCTCCTGATCCAGAAAAGGTAGCCGCAATTTCGCGCGTGCTGGGTTTTCCTACATCATTCTTTGAGCTGGATGATACAAGCAAGACTCCGGAAGGAGCTGTTAGCTTCCGGTCACTCACGAAAAAGACAGCTGGTCAGCGAGATGCAGCACTTTCGATGTGTGACATAGCAAAGGACGTAACCGATTGGATAAATGACCGATTCGATGTTCCGAAGCCAGTTTTGCCGGACATGCGTGATGAGGCTCCTTACATAGCGGCTTCTCTGCTGAGGCAGGAGTGGGGCTTGGGCAATAAGCCTATCAAAAATCTATTGCATTTGCTCGAAGCCAAGGGGGTAAGAGTTTTCTCTTTGGCCGAAAATTGTCGCGAAATTGACGCTTGCTCTTTTTGGTCGAATAACGTGCCGTTCGTGCTTTTGAACACAGACATGTCGAGCGAGCGCATGCGATTTGATATGGCGCATGAGCTTGGTCATTTGGTCTTGCATAAGCATGCGGCGCCGATGGGCCGGTTGGCGGAGAACGAGGCAAATGCATTTGCGTCAGAACTACTTATGCCTGAGCAGAGTGTACGAGCCAATCGAGCAAGCAACTGGTCAATCCCCGTCCTTGTCCAACGAAAGAAGATATGGAATGTGTCTGTCTCTGCACTTGCCTATCGTGTGCACCAATTGGGTTTAATGTCTGAGTGGCACTTCAAATCTTTGAATATTGAAATGCGGAGACGTGGTTACAAAACCAGCGAGCCCGAAAGCTCTCCTAGAGAGCAATCCAAAGTGCTTGAGATCGTCTTGCAGCGGTTACGCGAACTGGGCATGCCCCTAAAGTTCGCAGCCAACCAAATGGCACTTCCCGAATCTGAGCTGCGAGGTCTCTTTTATGGAATCGCTAAGGTCGCAGTTGAAGGGATGGCAGACCTAGAACAACAGCGCGGATCCAGCGCGCATTTGCGCATAATTAAGTGAACCGCTGAGAAAAAAACAAATTTAGTGGTCGGGACTAAATTCGCGAGAAGCGCCCGACCACTCGGCCTATGATCCTAAATTCGTCCCCACGCAATTCGTCGGGTTGGGATGGATTGGCCTCTGAGACAATGCGGAATCTCGGCGGGTTTGAGCCTGCGACTTTGTTCAGAGTTTTGACTTTCATGACGTCGTCACCATCGTTGATGACGTAGATTGCATCTCCCTGATAGGAGGATTGCGAAATGTCGACCATGACGCGGTCGCCGGCGTAGAGGCGCGGCTCCATGGAATGTCCGACAACCGGTATCAGAACAATTTGATTGGGGTTGGCGCCGAGGCTGTGGCGGACAAACTCCGGCGGTATCAGCCACTCGCTGGTGACCGGATGCCCTGACGCGATGCCCTTGGAAGACACTGATACGACCCTATCGTCGCGAATTGAACCTTGGCCTGCGCCTGCTGCTGCCGGTATTTCCGGTGAGGTTCCAGGTATCGCGCCTTTGAAGTGAAGGCCGCCATTGACGAAGGCTGTCGCACTCTCGCCCGCTTCCCAATCTGTCCTGTCCTGATTGAGCGCTTCTTCATTCTCGGGATCGTAGCTGCTCACAATCTTGAGTGCCGGTCTGCCCGGTGACAAGTCGTCTCCTCCATACATCAGCCACGTCGCGGACGTTTCGAGCACTTCAGCTAGAGCCTCGATCGAATCCATGCGTGGAAGAACGTTCTTGTCTTTGCGTCCCCAATTCCGAATCGTATCAGGCTTTCCGAAAGCCTTTAAGGAAGCCGCGCGGCGGCTCATCCCCATGCCTTCAAGCCGTTGATCGATGCGGGCCAATAAGGCTTCCCGAAATTTTTCAGTCTTGTCGCTACTCATGACGGTATCATTACCGTTCGAAGAATATTGCGAAAGCGGTACATGGGCCGTTGACAGTGCGGTATATGAACCTCTATTGTTTTCACAAATGCTTCGCCAGTCCGGCGACATGCTGTGGAGCGATCTTGATGCCCTTCTTTTCATGCGGTCCTCCGTGAATCGGGACTGACCATCAAACCCTAGCGGCGGGGGCAACGCCGATCACCGAATGACACCGAAACACTCATTCCCAAAGCAGGCGCTTTGCGGGAGCAGGACAGTTGCGCTCAATTTCCGACAAAACAATCCAGATGTTGAAGGCGGTTTGCCGCCGGGCGGTCGATATCTCCGGCGGACCGGAGAATTTCCAGCATTGCACGCGGGTGGGGCAGGCGCAGCTTTCGCGCTACACGCTGCCTTCGCCCGACTTTGCCAAATATCTGATGCCGATTGATGTGGCGCTTGAGGCCGATCTGGAGGCCGGCATGCCGATCATCGTTTCCGAATTGGCGCGGCTGCAGGGCTACCGACTGGTGCGCGATGATGTGGCCCATGATGTTGAGGCGCTGGCTTATCGCGACATTGGCGAGTTGAACCGTGGTTTCGGCGCTCTTTTGAACGCCGCCTTCGAGGCGCTGGAAGACGGCAATGTCGATCCACGCGAAAAGCGGGTTCTGCAGCGGCTTCTCGATGAATTCATGAAGGTCATGACGGTTTTTGCCGATCGTGTTGAAGGGCGCAGCGAATGAGCGTCTGGACCGAGGCAAAAATAGACCGTGCGGTCGCCATGAAACGAAACGGCGCGACGAATGCCGAAGTCGCCAAGGCTTTCGGCATTAATCGCAGCGCGGTTTCCGGAATGATCCGGCGCAATCGCTCTCGTTTTCCAGCGCAACGCGCCACGGAAAGCAAGGCACCGCAGGCCGGTTTCTGGACCGAAGAACGTGTGCGGCGAGCCGTTTCGCTTTGGCGGGCCGGTGAGCCCAATACCGTGATTGCCGAAACAATCGGCAGCCATCGGCTCACTGTCGGCCGGTTTATTGCCGCGCATCCGGAATTGTTTCCCGAACGGGGCGAGGCCGCGCCGGCGCGCGAGCGTCCAACGGTTGTCAAAAACTCGGCGCGGCTGGCTGACCTTGGCGTCAAAGCCCGGCCTGAAGCGCGCGCGGGGAGCAAGCGCGATCTTTCCGGGCTGCATGCGCCGGATGAGCAGCCTGTTTCCATTCTCGATGCCGGGCGGCGCCAATGCCGCTTTCCGCTTGTCGCCTTCGATGCAGCGCCAAGCGCCGACATGCCCTGTTGCGGGGCAGAAACGCTGGAAGGCTCCAGTTGGTGCGCCTTCCATTTTCGCATCGTGTTTCCGGGGAGGGCGGCGCCATGACAGCCCTGCTTTTCCTCACGACTTTCGAGACTTCCACTTCTGACAGGAGCAAGACCATGAATGCCATGCCGCGTGTCACACGCCTGATTTGCCCGGAATGCAAGGGCGAGGGGTATCTGCGTTTCAACGAATGCCGGTGCAGGACTTGTGCCGGCAATGGCCGGGTGAGTGTTGCCGACGCCATGCATTATGGCATCCATTGCCGGAAGACGGCGGAAGCCATGGGGCCCGGACCGTTGCGGGATCCTGTTCGTCAGGAGCTTTATCTGCTGGCCGACCAGATTTTTGAGACGCTAGGCGTTGTCGCGCCCTGGCGCAGCCATCGGAGTCAAAGCGCCGATCCGGTCATGCCGGTTGCGATCACCAAGACGATAAAGCTGCGCATTCTCGATTTGTGGGAAACGGAACTTCTGACCACGGAAGAGATTGGTCGTGTCTGCCGCATCCCTGAGGCGGATGTGTGCCGGGTTCTCGATGCCGCAGGGCGGGGCGATGACTGACATTCGCCTGCATCTTCTGACCGATGATCCATACAAGGCCTGCCTGATGGTGTTTCGCCAGGGGCTTTATGGCCTGCCGGCGTGGGCTGCGATTGCGGACAGCGTGGCCGCGATCGGCGTCATCCCCGATGGTTCCCGCGCGGTCGGCTACTGGTTCAGGGGAACGCTCGACAGCTTCGAAATGCAGGAGGCATTCCGGTTTCGGCGTCAGCACGGCGAGCTATTCGGGATGACGGCGGAATTTGCCGCGCAGCTGGATGACTGGCGCGCGCGCCGTGACGCGGCCGAGGCCGCGTTGCTCGCCAGCATTCACGATGCTGCACCTATGCAGAAGCGCGTGGCGGGAGGCGGGAAATGGAGCTGAGCAGGTTGAACCCGGATTGGCGCAAACGCCGCTTTGGCGATTTCGCGATCGGGAAGGATTTTCGGCACGCTCCTGACAGGTTTCAGCGTGAGGCGCGCTTGCTGCAGGAAGAAATGCAGGCTGAACGGCATGCGGCAGAAAGCGGTGATCGGCATGAGTGACATGATCGAGAGCTTTATCGAGGAAGCACGGGCGGTCTCACTTTCCGTCGCAGCGGTGACGTTTGAGCGGCTGGCGGCGCGCGGGGCGGAATGGACGGGGCCCTGCCCGCAGATGGGCGGTACGGATGCCTATGCGGTGAATGTCATCAAAGGTGTCTGGAACTGCCGCAAATGCGGAACGGGCGGGCACGATGCCATTTCTCTGGCGGCGCATGAATGTGGTTACGATCTTTCCGCGCGCGCCGGGTTTCTTGGCGCATGCGCGGCTGTGCTGGGTCGACCTGTACCTGATGGAGAAAATTCAGAAAGCGCGGAAGAGCAACGGGAACGGGAAGACCGGCTGGCGAAAGCCCGGGCCGAAGCCGAAGCGCGCGCGGCAACGGCGGCGAAGCACAAGCAGTATTATCGCACAAAAGCGATGAACAAGGCGCGTGGCATTTATTTTGGCGCTGCGCTTGTGAGGCCGGGTGAGGGCAGGACGTTGCGCGAATATCTTCGTCTGCGCACAGGGCATGTGATGCCAGAGGGTGTGTTTGAAAACATCCGTTGCGATTTGCGGCATACCTATTGGCACGGCATCGACCAGTTTGGCCGGCCGGCCCATATTTATTCCGGTCCGGCTATGATTGCGCCTTTTGTCGACCTTTCCGGCAAGGTGCTTGGATGTCACGAAACCTGGATTGACCTGAAGGTGAAGCCGAAACGCCGTCCGGAGATCCTTGACGATGATGGCGCGACCTTGCCCACCAAAAAGATGCAGGGCCTGCACAAGGGCATGATTATTCCCGTGCTCGGAGACCTGACCTTGAAGCGCTGGGTGGTTGCCGAGGGCATTGAAAATGTCGCCGCCGTTGCCGGTCTGGAGCGTTTTCGCTCCGACACGTTTTATTGCGCCGCCGGATCGCTCGGCAATCTCGCCGGGCCTGCAGCGAACCGGGAAAAACACCCGATCCAGAAACGCATAGACAAGCGTGGCGTGGAGCGGTCTGTCTTTGTTGACGGGCCTCTGCCGAAGCCGGACGCCGATCCGGCATCCGCCTTTCAGGCGCCGGAGCATGTGGAAGAACTGGTGCTGATCGGCGATGGCGACAGCGAACCGTTGATGACCGCATTTGCGATGAAGCGCGCCGAGCTTCGGCTTTCGGCGCCCGGCCGCGTGGTGACAACAGACTGGCCGCCGAAGACGGCGGGCGATTTCTCCGAACTTTGCATGGATGGGGCTGATGGCTGACAAGAAAAAGACGGGCGGCCTTTCGCCGGAAGCGCGCGCCGCCATTGCCGAGATGGAAGCCAAGCGGGCCTCCTATTCCCAAAACCCGGACCCTTTGCCGATTGCCGAGCCTGAGGCGGACGAACCTTCCCTGGCGCTTTCGCCTGAGGAACTGACGGAAGAATGCGCCGGCGAACCGGAAACCGACATTGGCAATGGCCGGCGCTTTGTGGCCCGGTACGGTGACCGCGCGGTGAGCGTGATCAATGTGGGCTGGCACGGATATGACGGCAAGCGCTGGAAGGAAGACCCGGCCGGGGCGATTGTGCGTTCCTGGGCGCACCGGACAGCCGAGTTCATCGACGATGAAGCAATCATGCTTGATTGCTCGGACGATGAACGGGCAAAAATCGAGGCCGGACGATTGGCGCGTGAGCGCATGCGGGCCATGGGCAAGCCCCCGGCGGTGAACGACGACGCCAGCGGCGAGCGGCTGCGGCATCTGGACAGCCTTATTGCCGACGCCAGCGAGGCGGAAAAGGAAAAGGTGCGTTTGGGTCCGGCTTCCAAGGACTGGGAAGACGAGAAGTATGATCTTCTCGCCGACATCAAGGTGCGCATCAAGAAAGGTCGCGAGGCTGAGCGGGAGAAGCGCAAGCTGGTAGATGCCACCGCATCATGGTCTGCCGAGCACTATGCCGAATATGGCCGGCTGGAAAAGGATGTGGCGGCCATGGAGGCGGTGGAGGAAGACCGCAAGGGCCGGATGTCGTCTCGCCACAACCATGCAAAATCGTCTTGTTCGACCAACAAGCTGAACTGCATGCTGAGCGAGGCGACGCCCTATCTTTCTCGGGAAGTGAGCGAATTCAACCGCGATTTCTATGCGGTCAACTGCCAGTCCGGCACCTTGCGGTTTATGTGCGAGGAAGTGGACGGCAAGCGCCAATGGCGCGCGCGCCTCGATACACACCGCTCCCGCGACCTGATCAGCAAGCTTGCCGAGGTGGAACTCAAGACTGACGCCATGGCGCCGGCCTTCGAGCGATTCTTTCAGCAGGTGATGCCGAATGCGGATCTGCGGGCCTATATCCAGCGCTATATGGGCTATTGCCTGCTGGGGCTGACAACCGAACAGTGCCTCTTGTTTTTCTATGGCGCGGGGCGGAACGGCAAGTCCACCTTTGTCGATTTGATGGTCGAGATCCTTGGCGACTATGCCGTTTCCATGTCGATCGACAGTTTTGCCGGTGACAAGCGCCGCTCCGGCGCCGAGGCCACGCCGGACCTTGCCCGGTTGCCCGGCGCGCGGCTGGTGGCGGCTTCCGAACCGGAAATGGGCGTGCATCTGAAGGATGCGCTGGTGAAAAGCCTGACCGGCGGCGAGGTGATTGCCGTTCGGCGGCTTAACCAGGATTTCTTCGAGCTGATCCCGCAATTCAAGATCATTCTGTCGGGCAACCACAAGCCGATCATTCGCGACGACAGCGACGGGATCTGGCGACGGGTGAAGCTGGTGCCATGGGATGTGCAGATCCCGGAAAGCGAGGTCGATCGCGACCTTCCGCGCAAGCTTCGGGGTGAAAAGGCCGGCATCTTTGCCTGGATGGTGAAAGGTGCGCTCGACTATCTCCAGCGTGGATTGATGGAGCCTGAGGGGATTTCCGCCGCCACGCGGGAATACCGCGAGGAGAACGACCCGCTGGGCGCCTTTGTGCGCGGCGCGTGTATGGTGACCGGCTCCGATGGCGACCGGGAAAGCCCGCTTGAGCTCTTCAACGCCTATTCGCGTTTTGCGCGGCAGGAGGGGCTTTCCGAATTCAAGCAGGCGACCTTCACCAAGCGCTTTCCCGACCAGACGCGGAAGAACTGGAAGGGCGAGGACGGACTGATGCATTCGTTCCGCAAGGGCAAGTCCTCTGTCACCGTCTATTACGGCATTCGCATTCGCGATGAATTCCGCGAGCAGGTTGGCGCTGCCTCCGGGTATCACGATGACGGCCCGCTGCCGGAGCCATTTTGATGATGTGCGAACCCGGACCCTTTGACCTGAGTGCGACGCCGTTTTCGGCATTTGCGGCCGTGGCTGCCCGCCGGCGGGAGAAAGACGGGCGGAAAGGGAAGGTGCGGGAGGCTTTGACGCAATATCCTCCCGCTCAAAAGGTTTGGAAAATCAATAGGTTTCGCCGCTGGGGAAGGTAGGGAGGGAAAACGCGCCCCTACGCATGACGCGCGCGAGAAGAGAGAAATGGTGAAGGCTATGGCGTCATTTAAAATACAAATCCGTTTCTCGCGCATGTGTAGGGTTACTGCGTACCCTCCCTATCTTCCCTATCGTCCCATTGGGACGAAATTATTCAATAAAAACAATAAATCTCAAAATCTCCTGTGGGAGGGAAATTCTCAAAACGGGAAGCAAACGGCAAATTTGGGAAGGAAATGGGACGCTATGCAGAAATTGACGATCAAAGAGCTGTTGACCTGGGCTTTCACGGAAGAGCTTTGCAAGGAAGGGGCGGGCACGTCCTTCGGGCCGCCCATGATCCGCAGCGCCTGGGCGGCCATGGCGGAAGTGGAGGCGCTTGGCACAATGGTGGACCGTTCGCCAAACAGCTATGGGGTCATTCCGGGTTTTGTCGACGCAGGCGAACCGCATGAGGATGCGCTCAAGGTTGCCGATGCGGTGCGGGCGCTGACGCGGGAAGGTTTCGATATCCCTGAAGGTTGGCAGCCGTTTCCCGAATGGGAGGATGAGCGCGGACTTATCGCCGACGAGGTGGAGCGAGTGCTTGAGCAGGAACGGGCGCGGGGTGAGCGGCAGACGGGCCGATACGCCTATAATCTCATTGTTGCATGCGCTGTGCTGAAGCGCGGGCCGGACTGGTGGGCAGAACGGCCGACCGAACACATGGTCATGCGCCGGGGAAGCCCGGCATGGTTTGTTCAAAAGCGCATGAAGGACAGCTTCGGCCAATGGCATTTCTATGAGGCAGATGGTTTCGATCGTCGGGCGCGTCGGCCGATGAAGGGGGCTTATCGTAAATATGAACTGGCTGAGCCTGTGCGCGGCGCGGTTCTGTCCCGGATTGACTGGATGGTCTGGCAGGCGGCGCTGCAGCTGCTTGAAAGGGAGCTGCTCGGGCGAACCAAAGAGTATCACCTTGTGCCGATGCGGTTCTCGTTTGCTCCTTGGAAGAGCGCAGTTCGGGCGAAAGTAAGCGAGCAAGTTATTGAAATAGCGTGATTATTATTGCGTTAGATTTTTCTTGATTTGCGACGGTGAGTTGACATAGCGTGAGCACACTGAAAAAGATCAGAACACACCCGCCGGCGGAAAACGCCCGGCGGGTGTTTTGTTTTCGTGTATTATTCGGGAAAAGAGGACGGGTGCACATTTATCGTATCAGGCGGGCAGGTTGCCAAACAGCCTGCCTGTTCTGTTCTTGCACCTTAATTCATCGGTTTGCTTTCCGCCCATATCGACATCGACCTGACGCGCTTTGAGGCAAAGCTGACGTCGGTGCAACGCCGTGAACTGCCCAAGGCGGAAGCGCTGGCGCTGAACTGGCTGGCCTATGACGGGATGCGGGCGGTGCGGGCGAAGATGAAGGTCGTGTTCGACCGGCCGACTGCGCGAGCCATTCGCGGGATCGTCTATGATAAGGCGAGCGAGAGCAATCGGGTTTCAGCGGTCGTTGTCGGCGGATCGGGGCGCAAGGGCGGGCTTCCGGCGGCGGCCTATCTCGGCCCGGAAATCCATGGCGGCATGCGTCGGCACAAGTCGTTCGAGGAGCAGCTGATCGGCCGAGGGCTGATGGCGCGCAATCAGGTGGCCGTGCCGGCGGATCGGACACCGCTCGACCGCTACGGCAACATGACGCAAGGGTTCTTGAACCGCGTGATGCGAGATCTTCGGATCGACTATCGCGGGGCAGGAGCAACGCGGGTTGCCAGCGGCTCGAAACGGCGTAAGCGCCGGGCAAAGCCCAACCAGTTCTTCGTCCCGCAAGGGCGTTCGGACCTGTTCCCGGGCGTCTGGTTTTCCGGGCGCAGTGAGCGGGAGTTCTATCCGGTGATCCTGTTTGTGCGGATGACGTCCTATTCGGAGCGGCTGAAGCTCAATGAGATCGTCGCCGACCTGGTGCGGCAGAAGAAGGACCGGACATTCCGCCGGGCCTTCAAGAAGGTTTTCCCGAAGACCTGACCTCAACGTCATTCCAAATCGCGACGGGTCCTTCCTGGGGCCCTTTGCCACGCGGGTATTTGGCACCGCGCGGTATCGTCAGTCTGAGCCGGATTTTGAAGCCTTAAATTCGAGCCTTAAAATTAAAATTAAGAGACAGTTTTATTGCGATGGAAAACACACCGGAAAGCATGAGCAAAGGTGACTTTGCCAACCTGATTTCGGTGTCGGGCGCGTGTGTTTCGCAATACCTGAAATCAGGCAAGATCTACGGCGATGCGATTGTCGGTCAGGGCCATCGTGCGCGTATCCGCCCCGACATTGCGATCAGGCAGCTTGAGCTTTCCATTGACCCTTCACAAGGATTGGGGGCCAACGGCAAGGCCTTCTTGAACGGCGCATCGGGTCGGCAAAAAACACAAAAAGAGAAAGATGTTCCTGAGGCTCCGGCGTCAGAGCTTCCGCTGCATCAGCCGTCTGCTCAAGACGCAATGGCCGAACAGCTGGCGCGTGAACGGCTTCGCCAGCAACAGATCAAAACCGGCCGGATGGAACGTCAGGAGCTGGAAGAGGCCGGGATTTATACGCGCAGCGAAGATGCCCGGCGCGATATGGGGCGCGGGATATCGGAAGCGTTCAAGGTGATGGAGCAGGGGATCCCTGATCTTGCGACAGCACTGGCTGAAGAATTCGGTTTACCGCAGCGGGATCTGCAAAAGGCACTGGCACGCCGCTGGCGCGGGATCCGCTCGAAGGCGGCTTCCGGTTTCAGGGATATCCGGGATGAAACACCCGAAATGATTGAAGACGAAGAGGCGTATGAAACAACATGACGATGCTCTTCAATCCCGAACGGCTGATGTATGAAGCGCTGGCCGATGCCTGCGAACCGCCGCCGCCGGTCAATTATCTGGCTTGGGCGAAAGACAATATCGTTTTCTCCGAACGTATCTCTGCGTTTCCGGGACCATACCGTGAAGACATGTTCCCGTTCTTCTCGGAGATACTGCGGGCGTTGTCACCGGATGATCCATGCTCGATCATCTCGCTTGCTAAATCGGCACAGGTGGGCGGAACCGTTCTGGCGAATATCTTTCTGCTTGGAACGCTGGATCTCGACCCGTGCGATTTTCTCTATGTCCATCCGACAGAGGAAAATGCCTCGCGCTGGTCGAAGACAAAGCTGATGCCGTTGTTGCGGGAAACCACGTCTGTCCGTGCACTCTTTCCCGAAGCCGGGCGCGATGGCGGCAACTCGATCCTTTACAAGGAACGTGTTGATGGTCGTGGCGCCATTCAGGCTGCCGGAGCCAATTCTCCGGCAGGGCTTTCGATGATCTCGCCACGGGCACAGGTGCAGGACGATCTGGCGAAATGGAACAAGAATGATGCCGGTGACCCGGAGGCACAGGCAGACAGCCGGTCGAAGGCCTTCTTCAACCGCAAGGTTTTTAAGATCTCGACCCCGCTGATTACGCCGGGCTGCCGGATTACGGCCAACTATCTGGCCGGGACACAGGAGCGATATCATGTGCCGTGTCCGCATTGCGGTGAGCTTCAGGTGCTGGAATGGGAAAATATGCGCGATCACATTGATCCGCAACACCCGGAGAAGGCGCACTTCTGCTGTGTTCATTGCGGTTGCGAGATCCATGAACATCACCGTGCATGGATGGTCGATCCGGCCAATGGTGCAAAATGGATTGCCAGATATCCGGAGCGCGCGCGCTATCATCGCTCATTCCATATCTGGGTGCCGTATTCACCGCTTGAAAGCTGGGAGTCGATTGCGCGGGCATGGCTGACCGTTCAGGCCGGTGGTGCTGACGACAAGGAA